ATAGTTTCTGTAAATCACACGCACTATCATATGCCTTCTTAGTTTGGCGCTTAGCCTATTTGAAGGTGCGTTGGCCACATGAATTTTGGGTCAGTACCTTGAATCATAATCACAGTGAATATAGACATTGGGTTCATATGCGGGAGGCGCGCTGTTCTGGTTTATTACTTTCAAGAGGTAAGGGGCCTTATAAATTGGGATTGCGTAAAGGACTACCAGCCATTGTGCCTATTATGGGTGGTGAACAAATGATTCTGGGTTCAGACGATTCATTGGTACAAATAGAAACTGATATGTATAATTTAGGTTATTGGTGTAGTGAAAAATTCTTTCCTGGTTGTGAAATAAACCTATACAAGGAACCTGGAAAAGATGGACTAAGTGCTAGTTTTAGTGGTATAGTTGCAACTGGTCGTATGACACATGGTTTGACACTTTTGTGTATTGGTGTAGAAAATGGGCGTTATATTGACCTGGTTGTAGATAATTGTGACCCTGGATTATTTTCATCTGGTGTTGAAGGAATGGGTACCTATAAAAATGATGGTGGATGTGAAACAATCAACGTAGAGACTATACGGCCTGTTGGTTATAGTACATTGATTATGAAGGCACGTGTGCTATCTAAAAATTGAAATCATAATTTCTTTTTATAGTAAAAGAAGACAATATGAATAATAACTGGACAAAGATTCTTGAGGAGAAGAATGCCATATATGAGGAACTGCTAAAAAAGGCACAATATGCGCGGGAAGATGAATTGGATGCGTCTACTGTGAAACCTGATGATGCTGAATATGCAGAAAAGTGTAAGCAGAAGAGTATAGTTCTTACACAGATGGCGCGTGATGCTAGGCGTGACCTTACAAAGTGGATGATGACCGATTTCAAGATTGTTTCCGTTGTTGTGAATACAAATTGAAAAAGGGGCTTCTTGTTTTTTATTATCAATTAATCCCGTTTCATCTTCGAATGGGTCCGAATCTGCTTATTCCAAAAGATGATTTGCTTATCAATATCATTTGTTATGCGTTGCTTGTGCCACTCCTGGAAGGTAATAACTACTAGATTGTCATCAAGGTCCAGCTTTACAGCAAGTGTCGTAAAGCGGGCTAGCGCGTTTGCTAGGACAGCACGTTGGGCATAAATCTTGGCACGGGCTTTTGCTAGACAGCGTGTGTGCTTATCATTGGGCATTTTGCTTTTGCTAATCTTTATGATTTGATTTATCTTATCAATTTTTGTTTATGTCTAAAGTTTTAGAGACATACCGTCAAATACTTAAGTTAAGTACCCCATAAAGGGGTACTTAACTTAAGTATTTGACATGGTTACTATCATACCGAAATTAAGTACTCCCCAGCTGGGGAGTACTTAATTTCGGTATGAGACGTTAAACATATATTTGCATATGATAGTATATTATAATGATATCAAGAATATTTGCTATACCCGTCAATTCTGATACAGACGGATTCTTAAAGCATCTTAAGGAATTAGTGGAAGACTACAAACAAAATATGCTAAGCAATGTAAATATGTTTCACAAGATTACAAAGTGGTCTTTACATAAACGCATACACGATATGATAAAATACAGACATAACTTTGGATTTAACGAATCACAAAGCGCGATTTACGCAGATTTAGTTATTCAGTTTGAAAATATTAATAAGGCGCATTCTATTGATTGGGATAATATTTACCATACTAAAACGTCACTACTGGGTGAATATGCCTAAAATTGAGACCCGGTCTTTACGTTCATTTGGCTTAGTAAAATGAACATGAATATTTCAGATATGGCAGCTGTTGAGGCGGAGATGTATGTAGTCAAGCGTTCTGGTAATAAGGAGCCAGTAGCGTTTGAGAAGGTATCAGAGCGTCTGCGTAAGGTTGCAACCGGGCTTCATGTAAATGTGACTGCTATTGCACAGAAGGTTCTGGCCCAGATTGTGGATGGAATTAAGACATCAGAGCTGGATGTACTATCGGCCAATCTATGTATTTCAAACGTGACCATCAATCCCGATTATGGCGTACTAGCTTCCAACATCATTATCAGCAATCATCAGAAGAATTCACCCTACACCTTTGCACAGGCTATTGGCATTCTTCATGGGTCACGGGACCTACTGGGTAAGTCCGTTCCTATTATTAGCGACGAGCTGGCAGCCGTTGTGGCCGCCAATGCCGAACTTATCGAGTCCCGCATTGTTTATGACCGTGACTACAAGCTTGACTTCTTTGGTTTTAAGACGCTAGAGAAGGCCTATCTACTTCGTGATTCAAAGCGGAATATTATTGAACGCCCTCAGCACATGTGGATGCGTGTATCCCTAGGTCTCTGGCTCAATGACCTGGATAAGGCCTTTGAGACCTACGACATGATGAGTCAGAAGCTATTTACGCACGCCACGCCGACTCTATTTAACTGTGGTACGCCCCGTCCTCAGCTATCATCATGCTTCCTTTTGGCCATGAATAATGACAGTATTGCTGGTATCTACAAGACACTGACTGATTGCGCTCTTATCAGTAAGTACGCTGGCGGTATTGGACTTCACATTCATAATATTCGTGCAAAGGGTTCTGCTATTTACGGAACCAATGGCACCAGTAACGGGATTGTGCCCATGTTGCGTAATTTCAATATGACTGCGCGCTATGTTGACCAGTGCTTTACGCCCGATACACTGGTATATACACTTCATGGGCCTAAGCCCATTGAAGATATCGGTGTGACTGATAGTGTACTCACTAGTAGTGGTTCATATGAACGTGTACTTCTTCCCGTACGTCATGACTATGATGGTAAGATGCTTGAGTTTCAGGTAAAGGGTTCGATTATCCCTGTACGCACTACACCTGAACACCAGGTTCTAGCACTTGTTAACCAGGCAAAGGGTCTTAACTTTGACCTTATTAAGAATCGTATTGATAATAAGCTTGTATCTGTTGAGTTTCAGGACGCCAAAGACCTCCAGGAGGGCGACTTTCTTGTATTTCCCATTCCAACTTATGAGAAAGATAATGACTTGATTTCTGCCGATGATTGTCGGATGTATGGTATTCTACTTGGCGACGGTCATATTTCTGGAAATGGCGCCGGTGTAACACTTAGCACACTAACTAAGATTGATACAGCAAACTTTGTCCGCGACTATCTTGAGAAACGTGGTATTCATGTCACCGAAGTTCCACCAGAGGCTGGAAGTATTAAGCTTCGTTGGAGTAGTAATCATGTTGGCTTCAAGTTCACTAAGGCCCAACTCTACGATAATGATAAGTCAAAGCGTGTTGACCCAGCATTCCTTCATCTTCCACTAGCTAAAATTACACAAATTATTCGTGGTCTTATTGAGACTGATGGTTGTGTCGGTACCAAGGAAATCACACTTGAGGTTACTTCATCGTCAATTATCGAGTCAATTCGTTATATGCTTCTACGTCTAGGAGCTCTTTCATCCGGTTATGAGCGTAATCGTATCGGAAATGTATCGTCATACAAAAATATTACTACCCGCCAGACAACGTCTGTAATTCGTATTCCACGTATTCCTGAGATTCTTGAAATGTTTCCTGATGCATCACCTAGTCGGTCATTTAATTATATGCGTCACGGTAATAATCTATTCACGCGCATCGAGAACATATCTGAAATTACCTACTCTGGAGTCGTTCATGATTTTGAGATTGATGGACCTCATGATTACGTTGTATCCCATCTAGGTGTAGCGCATAATGGTGGCGGTAAGCGAAATGGCTCCTTTGCCATTTATTTGGAACCTTGGCATAGTGATATTCAGGACTTTCTCAAGCTCAAGCTCAACAATGGAAATGAGGAAGAACGCTGTCGCGACCTTTTCTACGCTGTCTGGGTACCTGACCTGTTTATGGAGCGGGTCCGTGACGGTGGTAACTGGACTCTTTTCTGTCCCTCTGAGGCTCCTGGTCTAGCTGACGTGGTCGGTGATGACTTCAAGCGCCTGTATGAGCAGTATGAGGCGGAAGGTCGCGGTCGTGAGACCATTGTAGCACAGAAGCTCTGGTTTGAGATTCTTGATGCACAGATTGAGACGGGTACTCCCTATTTGGTCTATAAGGACGCAGCCAATAAGAAGAGCAATCAGAAGAATGTCGGTGTGATTAAGAGTAGTAATCTATGCTCAGAGATTATTGAGTATTCGTCTCCTGAGGAAACGGCGGTTTGTAATCTTGCCTCTATGGCCCTACCCAGTTTTGTAAAGGATGGTGCCTTTGACTTTACCCTGTTTCGTCAGGCGGTCACTACGGTAACCTATAATCTGAATCGGGTTATTGACATTAACTTCTATCCGACGGAGGAGACACGTCGTTCCAATATGCGCCATCGGCCCATTGGTTTGGGTGTACAGGGACTGGCCGACGTGTTTGCTCTTCTACGTGTTCCATGGGAGACTCTTGATAATGGTAAGGTAGTGGCCAACCCTGATGCCGTATTGCTCAATAAGCGTATCTTTGCTCACATGTATTATGCTGCGGTGTCAGCCTCTGTTGACCTTGCTTCTGTGGAGGGACCCTACAGCACCTTTGCGGGTTCACCTGCTTCACAGGGTCTACTTCAGTTTGACCTTTGGTCAGTTGCTCCTGTAGAAGATGAGGGACTTGACTGGACTGCTCTTAAGGAGCGTGTTGTTAAGGTGGGTCTTCGTAATTCCCTTCTGGTTGCACCCATGCCAACGGCATCCACGTCACAGATTCTAGGATTTAATGAGTGCTTTGAGCCCTTTACGACAAATATCTATACGCGCCGTACGCTGGCCGGTGAGTTTATTCAGGTCAATAAGTATCTGGTGGCTGAGCTTGTCAAGCTGGGTCTGTGGTCATCGGAGCTCAAGGATAAGATTATTACCAAGGCTGGCTCCGTTCAGGGCTTGGATGAGGTGCCTGCAAACATTCAGGCCCTTTACAAGACGGTTTGGGAGCTCAAGCAGAAGACACTTATTGACCTGGCTGCCGACCGTGGTGCCTATATCTGTCAGTCACAGTCACTCAACCTCTTTGTATCTGACCCTGATTATTCTAAGCTGACGTCCATGCACTTCTATGCATGGAATAAGGGACTCAAGACGGGGATTTACTATCTCCGTACAAAGGCTCCTGTAGCAGCTCAGCAGTTCACGGTTGACCCTACACTCAAGAGTGGGCTCAATAAGGTTGCGCCTAAGGAGGAAACGGAGTGCGTTATGTGTTCATCTTAGACCCAACGTTGGTATTTGACGGAAGACAAAAAATAATGTCAAATACTTACTGTAAGTATTTGACATGTATGAGACGTTAGGCCGTAGAACCAATATTATACCACGTTAGTTGCGTATCTTTTTCGTCATTTGGCGGACCAAGAAGCTCAATACAGATTTTTAGAACATGTTGTGATACTGATATTACACATGATTCGTGCTTACATTTCGTATAGAACCCCAGGTCACCGTCATCTTCACCTCTAAGTTCATCAACATGAAGATATAGCTCTTCCTTATAAAGGGTTAGCTCATGATATGTCTTAATTTTTTTAACCAATGTTAGAAAGTCCCGTAGGCGCTCTTCATCGTCTGCACTGAGGTCTTTTGCAGTCTTATCGATAAGATTTAGACGGTGATGAATGGCACTCATTTCATACCGGACACGTACGATTTCTTCCTCTAAATTTATCGTGATTGCCTCCAATTCATTATGTTTTTTTGTTAGTGTTTCTGTATCGTTTGTTAGAGCATCAAGTCGCTTATTTATTTCACGACTTGTTTGAAAGTCTACACGATAATTTTGCCCATGAACCATTGCTGTATGGGCATCGTAGATTGACTTAGGAAACATGTTTGTTGAGCTTTTGATTTGATAGGGGAAATCAATTTTATTGTCCACTCCAATCAGAATATTTTGGACCCGGTGGCTCCATATAGGACACACGGTTCATATTATAGACATGGTTGGGTTCTGCAAAGCCACCAGGAACCATTTGGAGCTCATTTCTAGGTTTTTGTATATACTTATGCTGACTATGTAAATAATGTATGAGTGGTGGCTTTTGAATCATTTTTGACCGGATTAGTAATATGAATGAAATTATAATTAATAAAATTATAATTGCGTAATTATAATTGACGGACATGCGCTCTAACGTCTCATACCAAATTTAAATACCCCATAAAAAGGGTAACGTCTCATACAGTACTTAAGTTAAGTATTTAACGGTAATGTCAGGTATTGTTATATCTATCACTTGGTACTGCCTTTGGTCCGGGATTAGATTCAGGTTCAGTCATATGCATAATATCCTTGGTGACTTGACGTTTTTGCCACTCCAGATTTTCTGCAACTTCCTGTTCACTGGCAACGTGAGAGCTCATCAGCTGAACTAGAGCCCCACCTTGACTGGCGGCAAATTGTTCTATGTGATTATGATAATGAAGAGCTATAATTAATAATGGAGATAATACAATTAATACAGCAACGACTGCATAGTATGTTGACGGTGAGTTTTTCATCCGCTTGTTTATTATATATAAATATTAATTTTACTGAAAAGACCTAAATATATATTAAATTTAATTTATAATGACTGTACCCTTATTTAGTCTTAAAATTTATAAACATGAATCACTTCTAACTATTGACGAAAATTTAAGTCCCGAAAATTGTTATGAATTATTACCAAATTATATAAATTCTTGGTGGACATCCTTTAGTCGCGATGATATTTTCGCAGGAATGGCAAAATTACTTGTAGGGGAATCGTTACGTGTAGCCACATCGGATAAACTTAATATGTACATATTAATACAACGACAGGAGATGGAGATTGATGATATAATTTCTTTGACTATTGATGCAGGCGATGATAAATTCATGACTGATAATGTGGTTGATGATTCGAATGAAAAAAGACCACGTGGCTCATCTTTTAGGTTATGTTGTCGTTGGTTATGTTTTGTCTAATTTTTTATTCATTGGTAAGGTTATCTTAGTATGATAAGCTTACCAAAAAATTATTGTATTTTGTTTTATTATTTAGATTCTTATATGCTATTATAGGATTTCAGCAATGTTCTGGGGAAGAGCCTCAATATTTGTTGAATAGAACTTCTCAATCTCCTTTAGCTCCTTCAACTCTGCTGGTGTAACAATATTGATGGCTACACCCTTGCGACCAAAACGACCTGAGCGACCAATGCGGTGAATGTAGTTCTCACGCTGGGGTGGTAGCTCAAAGTTAATAACCAGTGATACCTGCTGAATATCAATACCACGCGCTAGAAGGTCACTTGATACCAAGACACGACTATTACCACTGCGGAAACCCTGGATACAGGCACGGCGCTCCTTAGGGTCCATATCGCCGTGAATGTAGCTGACCTCAAAGTTGTTCTCCTGAAGACGCTTTGCAAGCCACTCTACCTTTGTACGCTGGTTAGCGTAGATAATTGCCTGATTAATATTGATGTGCTGGTAAAGGTCGCATAGGCAATCAAACTTCCAAGTCTCTTGGTCAATATCAACATAGTACTGACGAATACCCTCTAGCGTCACCTTTTCTGGAGGTAGAAGAATACGTACAGGATTCCGTAGAAGGCGTTCAGCAATATCTACGACGGGGTCAGGCATCGTCGCTGAAAATAGAGCTACACGCGTTGTCTCAGGAAAACCCATATTAAGAATACAATCCATCTGGTCGCGGAAACGACCCTCTAGCATCTGGTCGGCCTCATCAAGAATGAGGACCTTGACTGAATCACGCTTCAGGGCATTGCGGTCCATAAGGTCGTAAATACGGCCTGGAGTGCCAATCAGTACATGAACACCACGCTGGAGCATGGCAATATCATCACGGACTGGGATACCACCCGTTGCCGAATGAACCGTAATCTTTGTATGCGTGCTAATCGCCTTAACAACATTCTCAATCTGCTGGGCTAGCTCACGCGTAGGTACAATAATAAGTATCTGCGTCGTTGGGCTCTCCACTTCAATGCGACTGAGCGCACCAATGGTAAAGGTACCCGTCTTACCCGTACCTGACTGCGCCTGCGCAATCACATCATTACCCATCATAATGGGCACAATACCACGCTTCTGAATCTCAGAAGGCTTCTCAAAACCGAATGAGAAGACACCCCGCAGAATAGCATCTGGAAGGTTCATCTCATCGAACTGCTCATAAATACGTACGCTCTCATCACTTGGTCCTAGTTGCGCCATCTTCTTTTGATGACCTTCGTATTATTAGTAAGGGTTCATTTTTTTAGGTAGTTTGGATTATTTATTTTTAAAATGTAAAAATTACAATTAAAAAAACATAGCCCTGGTGGGGGTCGAACCCACAATCTTCAGCTTAGAAGGCTGACGCGTTATCCATTGCGCTACAGGGCTTCAATCTATACAATAATGAAGCCTTTAAGTTCAATTTTTGACGATTTTCCCCTATGAATAGGTACAATATTACGTTTCATACCGCTTTTTTTTCAGTTATCATCATGCTAAATTTAAGGACCTAAAACTGTCAGATTTATCTGTTTAATAGAGACAATGGAGACAATGAATACAATTCAAGTACCTGAATTAGACGGTCCGACCTGTTTTATTTGCGACCACGTCTTATTAGATGTAGATAAGAAAATGGAGTTTCCATGTGGATGTCATACTGTTCATACACGGTGTGGTATAGCCGAAGCAATTCATTTTGTAGATAGGCATGGATGTATCGTATGTGATACATGCGATACGATTTTATACGAAAGTCCATATTTTCTCCGTAAAAATAATGACGAAGAAATAAATGATACACTCATATTACAAAGTAAAAATGCAGAATTTAAGACTGAATTAAAAAAGGTCAAGCTCAAAAAAAGAGCATTTAATTTGGCAAATACTGCTTTTAAAAAGAAATTAGATGACGAATACATTAAATTTAAAAATATAACTCAGACGCATATTATGACCATTGGATTATCTAAACGTGAAGCTATAAAATCACTCAAAGCATCTGCTGAATATAAATCAAACGTTTCGGCATTGAGAGTGTTTAATATGGCATTGAATCGTTTTAAGGCAAAGTATAATCTAGGCTATCAAGAAACTAGGTTATTAAAACTGAGCTCTGTTAGTCGATGGAGATGGCGACAAAGTCAACCGGTGAATCGTAAATTTAGAATCCGAATTTAATCAAAATTGAAGGCTACTTAAACTTGCTATGTAGATGATAGAAACAATGCGATTTTGCCCAGTTTGTAATTATTACCTATATCTTGCGACCAGCTCAGACTCTAACTCACTTATTATTCAGTGCCGGCACTGTGGTTATAAGGAGGGTATGGAGCCTAAGTCTGCAGCCGATGCTCTTATTCTTGAAACCACCTTTCAGGCTACCGGTACAACGGCTGGTCTAGGCGCCAGCGGTGTAACCGTCAATTCATACACGCTTGCTGACCCGACTCTTCCTCATACAGATACACTGGATTGCCCGAATGCAGCCTGTGAATCACGCACCAATGCAGCACTCAAGGATGTGATTTATATTAAGACTGATTCAGGTGGTCTAAAGTTCCAGTATATCTGTACAGTTTGCCAGAAGCAGTGGCATACTTAAGTCGCTTTAGCATACTTAAGTCGCTTTAGCATACGTAAGTCGCTTTCGGCTGGTTATATTTTTTTTAAGCTTATTTTTCCAAAAAAGTGAGCTTAAAAATCACCTACTGTGACTAAGTAGTGGATAACATGTCCAAACCAAAACCCATTGGTACAATGAGAAAGTTGGTCAGTCTACTTGACAGAGGTGACGCTGATTCGTATTTCTATCCACCTGATACCAACAACACTGTTTTTCAACCTGAATTTCATCCCTATTATAATTTTACTCAAGAAACGGTTGAGTTACCCTATACTGGTTCAGCGAATTGGGGGCAACGTATTACCTTTTCCTTACCCTTTCCAACTCTTGGTGACTGTTTATCGTGGATAACCTTGAGATTTTCACCGAATAGTTGGCTTCCCGGTGATGCTGTTGAATATTTACAAGTACCACAACCTAATCGTTGGCAATATAAGGACTTGAGTGGGGCATGGATATGGACATCCCATTTGGCTACTGCAGCAATTGCTCTGGTTGAAATGGAGGTCAATGGTATTGTCATTGAACAATGGTCTGGTGATTGGATTGATATTTGGCAAAAAGTCTATCTTGATGTGTCGCGGTCATCTGGATATGAGGACTCTATTAGTGGCAGATTAAATCAAGTTTTGAATCCAGGTGTTGTTTCATTTGCTAATCAGGAAAAATCTATTTTTTTCGATAATCCTGCAGGTATAGCTGCTCCTATAGATGTGGCGACTATCAATAATAGTTCTTTGATTCAACCAACAGAAGATGGAAACGTATACGTGTATTTACCTTTTTGGTTTGCTCGACGGAAAAATGCTGCCTTCCCACTTGTATCTGTACATGGTGAAGGCAATGTAAAATTTCATATTACCTTCCGTAAATTTGAGGACGTTATTCGTCGTGTTGCGAAGCCCAGACAATGTGGAGAAACTATGTTAGGCACACCGACCACTATTGTCAACTATAATCCTAGAGTCCATGTTGTTGCAGATTTTACTATACCCAGTGCTACTCCTACATTGAAAGATGCAGTACTAGTCTGTGGATTCGTACAACTTGACAGTGATTTACGTAAGGCCTATGTACAACGGTCGCATGAGGTTTTATGGGATAATGTAATTAATATCCCTTTTAGTGAACCCATTAAGTATTCGGTAAATACTGGTGGTGGTGATACAATCACTGTATCCTTGCCACTTGATGCTGCCAATGGACCGGTGCGTGAAATTATCTGGTTTGTGCGTCGTAAGGCTATTTACAAATATAATTCGTGGAATAATTACGGCACTTACATGGAGGATGAAATTGACCCTATTTTTAAACCACAACGACCCTTGATGAAAAAGGCCGTTCTACGAATGGGAGCGGTAGTATGGGCAGACCAGGATGAGATATGGTGGCGCTCACGCGGAGCCTTGACACATCCTGGTGGTGTACAAGTAGGTTCGTCCTATATTTATGTCTATAATTTTGGCGATGACCCAGTAAAATTTGGACCATCTGGTTCTGTCAATGCAAGTCGTACCAGTTTACGTTTAGATTTAACGGTTCAACCACCAGTTGGTGTTGATGATAGCGAATGGGAAGTACAAGTCTATGTTTTGTCGTATAATTGGATACGTTTTCAGAATGGAATTGCTGAACGACTATTTTCAGATTAAGTTCGTTTGACCTAAAAGCAGGCCTTGCTATGTTCAATAGAATGGATTCTATTGACAGCTTTGCCAGACAATTATTTAGACAGGACCCTAAGGCACCTGGTTCTGTGGCCTTAGATGTGGATGTGGATACTCAATCCGAATTCTTTGAGGTACTTCTACTGATTTTGACCTATGGTATGAAACAATGGTACGGTGAACGGATTAACATTTCGGATGTTAGCGCTGAACACATGATATTGCTACAAAAATACTTTCTGTCTTTCGGTGTAATACTGCATATTGACAAACAGGATGAACCGTCGCTTTATGCAATTGATAACAAGGAATACCTTAAAAAGAGTAGCCTTGATAAAATGACTTTTACCGTGGTTGCACACGGGTCACTTTTTACAGTTTCGTTCAGTTTTGCTCCAGGTGCTGCACCAAAATGGGTTTAGCATCTTTACGATTTTTTCTTATGTATTGTTATAAATGCAACAGTACAAGATAGTTAGCGGTTTTGCTTCAGGAAGTTTAGCGGTTGCCGTAAATAAGGAATTGGCGAATGGATGGAAATTACAAGGCTCTCCGTTCAATTTAGGAGGTCATGATGGACATGCCCAGGCCCTTGTTAAGGAAGTAATGACTGGAGGCAAGCGTAGCGGGGCCAAGCGTAGCGGGGCCAAGCGTAGCAGTAAGGCTTCCAGAAGCAAGCGTAGCGTAGCTACGAACAATACCCGGCGTAATTAAGTGCGGTTAAACAGAAAGACCCAAATAATAGAAAATATTTCTAATGTATTAATATAAATGGAGTACAAGGCTGTCAGTGGTAGTTACGCGGAAGCTCTTACTGAACGAGTCAATGCTTTGTTAAAGCAAGGTTTTAAATTACAAGGTGGAGTTGCTGTTGGGCAAGGTAGTAGTCCCTTGAGTACATATGTTGTTCAAGCACTCGTTAAGGATGCGCAGGCGGGAGGCAAGCGTAGCGGGGCCAAGCGTAGCATGGCCAAGAAAAACACCAAGCGTGCTTCAGCCAATATGAGAAAGACACGCCGTAACTAAAGTGTAACGAAAAATTTATTTATTAAAATTTATATTTTTGAATATTAATTTTAAAATAAATTATACCTATGTTTTTGTTGGACTTACTGATACGGTTCCTGACCGCGACAATGTCTGTGTAATACTGGATGTATACGTGCGCGTACCTGGTGTCCTTGTCGCTGTTAATAATGTACTTGAACTGACACTTCTTATGGCTGATGATGATACTGTATATGTGGGAGAACCAAATGTAATCGTTGGTGTTTGCAGTGAGCTTGAACTTACGCTTATTATCGTGGATGTAGTTACAGTATAAGTTGCTGAACCTGGTGTTCTTGTTCCTGAAGCCATATTACTGACCGAAATTGTGAATGAGGTTGACTTACTATAAGTGCCAGTTTGTGACGCAGTAACACATCTGGAGTAGGTATTGGATACTGTTGGTGATACTGTCGGTAAAGAAGACGCACCTACTGTTACTGGGGGTGAAGGCGATAACGTTACTGATAAGGTTTGACTTAATGAGTTGGTTCTGGATATACTTACTGTTGGCGTATAGGTTGCTGAACCTGGTGTTCTTGTTCCTGATGCCATATTACTGGATGATAGTGTGTATGAAGTTGTACCACTGTATGAACCTGTCTGTGACACAGTAACACATCTGGAGTAGGTATTAGATACTGTTGGTGATACTGTCGGTAAAGAAGATGCGCCTACTGTTACTGGGGGTGAAGGCGATAACGTTACTGATAAGGTTTGACTTAATGAGTTGGTTCTGGATATACTTACTGTTGGCGTATAGGTTGCTGAA